ATGTCGGGTACGCACAGCGATGTTCCCTCCGTGGTCACGGCGCCACTGCCGGATCCGGTGCCGCGAAACGAGTACGAGGCGTGCCCGGTGACGGCGGCCGTGCGGCGGGTCGGGGACAGGTGGACGCTGCTGGTGCTGTCGGTGCTGAAAGGCGGGCCGCGGCGGTTCAACGTGCTGGAGCGGTCGATCGAGGGGATCAGCCAGCGGATGCTGACGCGGACGCTGCGATCGCTGGAGTCCGACGGACTGGTCGACCGGACGGTGTTCGCGACGAACCCGCCGAGCGTGGAGTACGCGCTGACGGCGAAGGGGCGAGGGCTGCTGGGGGCGCTGGCGGGGCTGGCGGCTTGGGCGATGGAGCACGCGGAGGGCGAGTGAGGGAGAGATGAGGGTCACGTGGCGGGAATCGCGGGCGGGCCGCGAGCCGCGCCACGCCCGAACCGCGAAACGAGATATGCCCCTTCCCCGCGGACCGTCCGAAGTCGCCGGTGTTCGCGAAAGGGCCGGATTCGCTGCACGGACGGGCCGGTTCGCGGTGGCCGCCGCGGCCTTGCCAGGCGCGACAAAAAACCCCGGCCGAAGCCGGGGTTTCCCTGGTGGGGAAGGGGGGAGTTGAACCCCTCTTCTAGACCCATTCTGACCAGGGACGTCCCGATTTGCACTGACGTCTTTGGGGGTATTTGAGAAACCCACCATAGCCGAGAACGGCCCAGTTGCCCCCCAGGGGGCACCCGGGGGGCAAGCGAGGGCGTGCGCTAACTCGTCGCCGCCCGGGGGTCCTTCGTCGCCGTACGGCAGCAGTAGGCCGGTGTCGTCCACGGGGGCGCCGTCCTCGGGCACGGCGATCGCCATGGCGATCCAATGGGCGCTGTAGGGCTGGTCGTTGACTCGGTAGCCGACGACGCTCATGCCGGTGCGGCTGAGGTTGGCCGTAGCGCACTGGACATTCTGCGGGGCAGTCGTGAACGGGTTCGAAAACGCGATGATTCGGTTACCGCCTTTGAGGTCGAATCTGACCCCAAGTGTCTGGGGAACGTTGGGCTTGGGTGCGGCGAACCTTACGACCCCGGAAGCGACATCACAGACGTTGCCGAAAGCGGCCTCAACCGCTTCGGCGAGTGCGCGCAGTTGCACCGGCCCGTTGGGCGGGTCGCTGCTCTCGGGGTAGGGCAGTTGCATGTTCGGCGTGGTCCCCATGAGTCGGTCTCCTATTCGGTCCAGTCGATTTCGAGCGCGCCGGATTGCGGGTCGCCGGACAGGCCGACGGCGGTCAGCGCCGGTCCGGCCGTTGAGAGCGCGACTCCGCGCGCGGTGCCGTCGGCGAGCAGGGGCGGCCATGCGGCGGGGAGTTCGAGCCATGCGCCTTGTCCGTGGTCGAGGGCGCCGATGGTGTGGAGCGCGGCGGCTTCTGTCGGGGGTCCGGGGGTGGGTTCGGGGTCGGCGTGGAGGTAGGCGACGACGTCGGCCGGTCCGGCCGGGCCGGACGGCGCCCGGTCGATCCAGACCCGTCCGCCGGTGGCGGTGAGTCCGGCGAGGGTCGCGCCGGGGGTGGTGGCGTACCACCAGGCTCCTGTGTAGACGGCGCCGGTCGCGTCGCCGCCCTGGCGCACGTCGTCGGTGGTGGGTTGGCGCACGCCGTCGCGGTAGGTGCCGGACTCCACCGGCACGAACACGTCTGTTCCGGCGGTCGGCGCCGACGGCGGCGCGGGCGGTAGGGGCTCGTCGTTGGTGCCGAGCTTGCCGAGGACGTACCAGGTTCCGCCCGGGGTGCCGAGGATGAGCACGACGTCTTGCGCGGCGGGTGTGTAGGCGGCCAGGTGGGTTGCCTCCACTTCCCCGCCGTCGAGGTTCACGGTCACGTCGTCACCGTCCACGCCCGTCACGACGCCGGTTCGGGTGATCGTGGCCGGGGCGGCGCGCAGCACGTCGGCGAGGTCAAGCGGCACGGTAGGTCTCCTCGATCGGTTCGGACGGGTCAAGGGTCGTGATCCCGGATTCCAGGGCGCGGACGGTGTAGGTCGCCGCGCCCCCGGCGGCCGACAGCGGCATGTCGACGGTGAGCAGGCGGCCGGAGAACTCCAGGCGCGGCGTGCGGACGGTCACGACGTCGCCGGGCTCCAGCCACGGGACCGGGACGGCGGTGATCGCGATCTCGCGGTCTCGGCCCCTGATGAGCGAGTCCATACGGGACCGGGCGGTCTTCTCGGCTTGCGCTTTGGTCTTGATGACCTTGGAGACGTAGAACGTCGGGACGCGCCCGAACGGGCCATCCCATCGGGTCGGCGCGCCGGGGGTGACGTCGTAGGCGGTCGCCTGCCGGGGCGCTTTCTTGTCGGACGCCTCGCCGCGCGCCACCACGGCGTTGTAAACGCCGTCGCGGCTCGTCACGAAGGCGCACCCGAGGAGCCCGCCGGAGGCCGACCCGGTGAAGGTGTGGACGCTGCTCTTTCCGGCGGCGAGTTCGCGCACGATCATTGTTCCGTCGGGCCCGGCGTAGGCGGCGGCGTCAAGGGCACTGGCGAGGGTCTGCACGGCCTCCAACCGGGACTCCTCGTACACGAGGGACTTGGGCACGGGCTCGTCGTCCACAGCCCATGTGGACAGAGGGATCAGGCCCCGGCACAACCGACGGAGTTCGCCGACGCAGGTGGCGCCGCGCTTGGGTTTCCCGGGTGCGAGAAACCGGGAATCCTGTACGGCCGACATCCGGTCGAGTCCCTCTACCTCGATACGGGCGCCGCCCGACACCCACACACCGGCGCGGTTCTGCCGGTAGGACTCGATCACCTTCGTCTCTTGTATCCGGTACCAGCCGAGCGACACGAGTTCGGAGCGGGCGCCGGGGATGCGGGCGCCGCGCCAGACGTGGAGCTGTGAACCGTAGGGGGACAGGCCACCGGCGCCGATGGGCACGAGGTCGCCAGTCGGGTCCACAATGGTCGCCGTGAGCCGGCCTCGAATGTCCTCGGTGGACGACAGCGTTACTTTTCCTTCCACGAGCGGGATCCGGGCGCGGACGAGCCGCCCGCCGTGCCAGAGGTCGGCGCGTGTGATGACCTCGTGACTCGACCGGATGACGGCGGCCAGGGCCTCGCTGTGGCGGATCACGGCGTGTCCAGCAGGCGTGCGGCGGCGTGCGGCTCGTCGAGTTCCTCGCCGGGGTCGTTGCTGGTCGTGGGCGGGACGTGGCGCAGCAACTCCAGCCACGACGGTTTCTCGGCGATCACGTCGGCCCACGTGTCGTAGGCGTCGACGACCGTTGCCCACGTGTACAGGTAGGACGTGATCGTGGTGCCGGGTGCGGCCACCGCCGTCAACGCGAACTCGAACAGCCGCGCGGGGGCGTCGCCGCGCTTGGGTGAGCGGCGCCGCTCGGAGACCTCGCCCAGTAGCCAGTACCGCGAGGGCCAGCCCCACGACGCGGGCGGTCTGATAAGGACGGTCGGGGAGCGCGTCAGCTCGCGCATCGCGGCGGCCTCGTCGTCGGTCTTGGTGAGCACGACCATGGTCGACTCGGGTTCTTGGCGGGTGCCGATGAGCCCGACGGCCAGGGCGGAGAGCATCGGCCGCAGCACTTCGGCGGCGCGCCCGTAGGTGAGTTCTTCCCAGTCGGCGACGCGCCACCGCATCGCGGTGGACACGTCGGTGGGGTCGTGGACGACGGGGCATCCGGTGATGTCCATGGTGATCGGCGCCGACGGTGGCGAGGACGGCGAGGCGGTGCCGATGGTGTCGTAGCCGACGGCGGTATAGGTGGCCGTCTCTCCGAAAGGGACCTCGAAGTCGAGGAACACGGCCGGACCGGACACCAGCGCGCGGACGGCGCCGCGCACGGTGTGCAGGCCCGTGGCGTCGGTCCGGTACAGAGTGATGGTCTGATTGTCGGCGCCCGGGGTGACGATCACCTCCACATAGGGCGCGATGCCCTCATAGACGGGGGTGACGGTCGGCGCGGCCGGTGGCGTGGTCATCGCGTTGCCCTCCCGGTGATCCGGCGGGCGAGCGCGTGGCCTTCGGCGCGCACCTCGGTGCGGACGATCCCGGTCAGCTCCGTCTCACCGATGTAGACGCGCACGACCGGCCGGGAGATCGCGGCCAGCGCCGACCCGGACAGCCGGAACGACGGACCGGCCGCGAAGGCCCGCAGCCCGCCCGCACCGGGGAGTGCGTCGGTGGCCATGTAGGACACTGGGACCTGCACCGGCGGGACCGGGGAGCTGAACAGATCCCCGATCCAGTCCCCCGCACTGGATAGCCAGTCGGGGACCTTGATGGACTGGAACCAGCCGATCACGGCCTCGATCTTGTCTATCAGCCCGTCAAAGAACCCGGTGATCCCGGAAACGGCGGTGTCGATCGCGCCAGTCAAGGTCTCCCAGGCGTCCACGGCCTTGTCCCGGCACCACTCGAACGCCGCCACCACTCCATCGACGACAGTCGATATGGCCGTACCGATGGCGGAGAACGCCGCATCCACGATGTTGCGGAAAGTCTCGGATCGCTTGTAGGCAATGACGATCGCAGCGACGAGCGCGACGATGCCCAAGATGATCAACGCCAGGGGGTTGGCGGCCATGACGATGTTCCATGCGAGCTGGATACCGGTCCAGATCGCCGTGGCCACCCGCACGGCGCCGATCACGATCAAGTAGGCGGCGAACGCCGCCGTCAACCCGCCGATGATCGGCACGAGGATCTGCGCGGCCGTCGAGGTCCCGGTGATCCAGGAGACGAACGACCCGACGGCCGACCCGACCGCGATCAGACCGGGCACGAGCGTGCCGGACACGAACTCGCTCACCGCAGTCATGGCGGGCAAGAGGCGCTGCCCGAGGACGGCTTGAGCGTTCTCCCAGTTCGCATTCGCGATCTGCTGCGCCCCTGCCGCAGAACCGGACTCCCGCGCGAACTGGCCGGTCGCGTCGGCGGTCTGTTCGGCCAGCAGGGCCAAGGTCGCCTGCGCGTTGGCGTTGCGCTGCGCGGCGGCCGTCGAGGTGTCCAGCCCGAGAGCGGAGATCTTGGCGTTCACGGCGGCTTGAGAGATGCTGACGCCGTAGCGCTCGATCGGGTCGCGCTCTCCACGTAGGAGACTCCCCAGCGCCTCCACCGCTTGGCTCGTCGGCCCGCCGAAGGTCGCGGCGAGGTCGGCGCCGAGCGTAACGAGGTCGTTGGTCTGTGTGGACAGTTCCCCCATGGGGGTGCCCATGTTCTTCAACTGCGCGCCGAGCACGCTAGCGAGTTCGGCGTAGGCGTTCTTGGACAGGCCGACGGTTTCGGCCGACGTGTCGGCGTAGCCCTTGACGGCTTGCGCGGCCTTCCCGAACACCGATTCCACCGCGCCCATGGACTGCTGCACGTTGCTCGCGGCGGTCATCGACTCTTGGGCGAAGGTGAGCACGGAGTCGACGGCGAACGCCCCGGCGAGGGCCGTGCCGATGCCTCCGGCGACGCGGGCCATCTTGGACATGCCACTCTCGACACTGCCCATGGCCTGCCGGGCCTTGGACGCGTCGCCGTTGATGCGGATCAGCAGGGTTGCCGGTGCGGCCATGTCGTCACCTCCTCGCGGCTCGTCGTTGTGCTTCGGCTACGTCCTCCAGGACCGCGCACATCGCCCGGGTCTCGCCCCACGTCAGGTCCCGCAGGTCCACAGGGGAGCACTGGTAGGCGTATGCCAGGCGCGCGCGGAGCATGGTCAACCCCTCGGGGTCCGTGTAGGGTCCTCCGGCTCGTCCTCGCCGTCGGTCTCGCCGTCGGCGGCGGCGTCGGCGGCCTCGCGGACCTTCGCCCACGTCGACATCCCCGACCGTTCGTAGATGACGGCGAACGGGACTTCGCGACCGGCGCGGCGTCGCCCGACCCATTCGAGGGCGGCGAACCTCTCGCCCGGTGCGGTCTTCTCTGAGTAGAGGTCGAGGCGCAGGCGCTTGTGGATTTCGTCAAGCTCGCGGTGGGTCACCTCGTCCATGCCCGGCACCTCCACCGGGAGGAGGTCCAGAGTGGATTCCGCGGTTTCGGCCGGCGCCGGGCGGTCGGTTCCAGATCCCTTGCGTGCAGCCATTTCAGGCTCCTTCGATTTTGTCGAGAATGGATTGGAGGTCGTCGACGTACACCGCGAGCCAGACCGGTTCGAGTCGGCGCGCGGCCTCGCTCACCCACGGGTTGGGGGCGATGTTTCGGGCGGGCCATCCCCAGTGGATGGGCAGTGCGTACGGGACGGACGCCCGGCCTGCGCGGATGATCGCCTTGCCGACGGCGCGGTTACCGCGCACCGTCGCGGCCAGGCGGCCGGTGCGGCGGGGTGCCGACGACGCGGCGGCCCCGGCCACCATGGAGGCGGCCTTGGCGTTGGCGTTCTTGAGGTCGGCGACCTCGGCCCCGGCCTTGCGCAGGGAGATGCGCAGGCGCTCGGCGCCGATCACGTCCACATCGGGGCGGGTGGTCATCACGGCGCCTTGCGCGTGCCGTCGGTGAACGGGATGGTCACGGTCTGCGTGGTGCCACCCCCCTTGTTGGACACGGTGATGGTCAGTTCCCCGGTCTCGGTGTATTTGTGGGTGACGGCCGCACCGTCGGCGGTGGCAACGGTGTCGTCTGCGGTGTCGGTGTCACCGAAGCCGATCGCGGCCGGTCCGCCGCTGGTGATGGTGACCTTGGCGGTCTTGCGGTCGGTGTCGGTCTTGTCTTCGGCGACGGTGAACACCGGCTTGGGGATGTTCGGCCACTGAGGAGGGTCCCAACGCGAGATCGGAAGCTCCAGGTCGGACGTGAGCGAGGAGGCGACGTCGCCGCCGATGTCGCCGACGCGGCACTGAACGGTGCCGCTGAAGGTCGGCCCGCCGTCGGCGTTGGGCAACCACTCGAACTCAACCACCCGGCCCTCGTTCGCGAGCAGGAAAGCCTGGAAGCCCTCGGGCGAGTCGAAATCCTGAATCGCGGTGACCTTGAGCTTGCGGGAGGTGGTGACCTCGGGGACGTCGGTGTCTCCACACAGGACCTCGACGGTGTCGCCGGACTCGTCGTAGTCGGTTCCGATGGTGACGTTGGTGGGCTGGCAGGAGAAGTCGACTTCTACGCCGTCGGTGCCGGTGAAGGTCAGCTTCCCCTTCTTCACGCGGGATTTGGTGATGCTCATGGCCTCGGGCCTCTCATGTGGTCAGACGGATGCGGAGACCGGGGACGAGGTTCCCGGCGGTGTCGGTCCCGGCGATCTGCACGGGGTCGATCAGCTCGACGGTCCCGACCTCGGTGAGCGCGTCCAGGAGGGACGCGACGAGCGGGTCAGCGGCGTCGATGGCGGTCGTGGAGTCGGCGGCCGGGAGGACGACCAGGGCGTGCCAGGTGATCGCCGCGCCGTCGGCGCAGCCTCCACGGGGGACGGTCTGCACCCACTCCGGCCACCCATCGAAGGGCGCCGGGGTGTCGGGCATGTGGCCGTAGCCGGTGATGCCGTCCACGCTGGACAGCGCGTTGGCGATCGCTTGCCGCGTCTGCTGCTGCATCAGCCCATCACCACCTTGCGAGTCGGCCCCTCCAGGCGCTCAAGCTCGGAGTCGATGGCGGGCAGGCGCACCGGCCCGTACTCGTCGGCGCCGCCCATCACGCCCAGCGGGACACCGCGAGCGGCCACCGCGCGAGCGCAGCGGCGCAGCAGGGCGGCGTACTGGTCGGCGTCGGGCCCGTCGGCGGGAACGCGGCAGGCGCGGCCCTGCGAAGCGATCTCGGCGGCCAGGATGACGCCGAGCTCGGCGTCATCCACGCTGGACGTCGCGAGCTTTAGCCACGCGCGGACCTTGCCGACGTCGGGGTAACCGTCCACGGTGGACACCCCCGGATTTGGGCCGGCCCCGGCCGTTCGTCAGTCCGAAAGGGACGCGGCAGAGGCAGATCCGGCAGCGGGGAAGGCGCCGCGCCCGGCCGCCGCCGGGCGCGAGCCCGACGGCGGCCAGCGCGAGCCACACGCGCACGAGCGGCGGGCGCGACACCAGCCGCCAGTACGCCGCCGTGATCGCTGCCTTAAGCGCCTTCACTTGCTCGGCGCCGAATCGGGCTTCGCGGCGGGGGGCGTGACCTTGCAGAACGCCTTGGCCTCCAGGAAGCCGTAACTCACGTATCCGCCGTAGGCGACCTCCACGCCGAGCAGCGAAGGCTCCACTGCGGACAGAAGCCCGATCACCTGCTCGTAGAACTCGAACATGGACGACGAGCCGACGATCACGGACTTCTCGGCCAGGCCCGGGACCACGACGCGCGGAAGGGCGAGCACGTCGCCGGAGAACCGCGACAGGTCACCCGATCCGGCCGGGGTGTTCCCGAAGGACAGACGCGCGGCGTCGGTGACGCTGCCCATCGCCGCCCACATGTCCACAGAGCACCAGATCCGGTCCGGCAGCTCCCCAGCCCCGGCGTACGCCGTGGCGGCGGCGCCGTAGAGCGCGGCCGACCAGCCCTTGAGCGTGTCGTCGGCGGCGGCGACGGTCTGCGTGACCCCGGTCCCGAAGGCCGTGGCGGCCACGGATTCGGTGGTCTTGCCGTAGATGTTGGCCAGGTCAGAGATCAGGATGTCCCACACCCCCGGTGCCGACCAGTCGATGTCCTGCCGGGACACGTTGACGCACCCGCCGTAGGTCTCCTTGGTGAAGTCGATCGGGTCGATCTTGAGGGCCTGCGACGGGATTTCGGTCTTCTCCGCTGTCTGCTTGCCGACGGTCGTGTGCTGGGTGATCTTCGGGCGGGAGAACGACTTGCCGGGGATCCCGCCGAGCGGCTTGATGCCCAGCGAGGTCAGAAGTGGACGGTTGGTGTCGATCAAGTTCACGACCTGGCCGACGATCGGCTCCGGCAGGATGCCGGGGGTCTCGGCCGTGGTCTGCTTGGCGACGGCGCGCGCGGCGCGCTCCAAGCGCTCGGCGGCCCCGGCGTCGGCGGGGATCCCGAGGTGCGGGGCGCCGCCCTTGGCGCGCAGGTGATCGAGCACGAACTCACCGGCGGTCCGATACACCGGCCCGTCGGCGGCCGGGGCGTTCGGCGCGGCCGATCGCGGGCTCGTGGTCGCGCCGCCGATGGCGCGGGTCATGGTCGCCGAGGAGTCGGCGCGCAACTCCTCGAACTCGACCAGCGGCGCCAGCTGCGCGTCAAGCGCGGCGATGCGTTCGCGGGCGGCGGACAGGTTGGAGGTCTCGGCGTCGACGAGGTCGCGCTCGTCGGATTCCACCTTGGACAGAAGCTGGTCGATGAACTCGACCTGCGCGGCGCGCTCGGCCTGTAGACGTGCGATGACGGCGTTCATGGGAAGGCTCCAGACAGGACAGACGGTCAGGTCTGTTCGGGTGCCTTCCGGGTGCCGCTCGGGTGGTGCCCGCGAGTGCGGGTCCGGCGCGAGTCGGCGGCGCAGCGAGGCGGCGCGAACTACTAAGCCAGATAGTAGGTCATGCGGCGATGCCGTCGCGCCACTTCCGCCACTCCTCCAGAACGGGACGCATCGTCTGCTGTGGACCCGGCCGGACGGCGCCGACCGCGCGGTCGAAGGACCGCACGAGCGTCACTCCAGCGTCGGCGTAGGCCGGGGTCGCGCACAGCGACACTTCCAGTAGCCGGGCCTCGTGGTGGGTCAGGTGCGCCAGGTCGCCGTCCCTTGTGGGTTCCTGCACGGCGGTGCGTCCGGCAAGGGGCATGAACTGGACGGACAGGCCGGTCATCATGCCCTCGTCGGCCAGGCGCGCGGCTTCCTGCGCCTGCGGCGCGCTGTCCAGTTCCCACACTCCATAGAGGCCGTCGGGCTGCTCGTCCCACTCGATCGCTCGGCCGATCGGGAAGACCGATGTGGAGTGCGACAGCAGCAGTGGCAGCGCGCGGGCGGCCTCGGTGATGGACTTCTTGAACGCGCCCGGTGCGATGGACTCGCGGTACCAGCCCCAGGAGTCCATGACCTCCTCGGAGCGTCCATACGGGACGGCCAGGCCCTCCAGGCGCGTCCTCGTTGGACCCCCCGAGCGTCCGGCCGAAGTCGACAGTTCGAGGGCCGGGGTGAGGCGAAGCCGCGGGGCGTACTGGCGGCGCTCGGTGCTTGGCGTGTAAGGCATCGGGGATCGTCTCCTGTGGATCGTTCGCGGCCGGGTCGGTTTCGGCCGGCGGGGGCGGCGCGGGCGTGTCGAGAGGGGACAGTCCGAGGTGGATCCTGGCTTCGTTGGTCGTCATGAGACCGGCGGCCGTGGCGGTGGCCAGGGTCGTCACGGTGGTCTGTAGGTCGTCGGCGAGCAGCAGGCGCCGGTTGAATCGCAAGTCGTGCCCGCGCGGCAGTAGGGCGGCGCCCCAGACCTGTTCGACGTCGGTGAGGATCGGCTCCAGGGTGGTGCGGAGAAGGTTGGTGTACATCGGACCCGGGGACTTGTACGTCAGCGAGGCCGACGGCCCGCCGACCCAGTACGGGTCGAGCCCGAAGATGTTGGCCACGTCCACGAGGGTCATTCGGCGCGCCTCGGTGAGTTCGGCGTCCGATGGGGACCACGACAGCGGGGTGATGACCGTTCCGGCCGGGAACACTCCGGGCCTGCGTCGGGGCCCGCCGTAGAGGTCTTCCCACTGGGCTTTCGCCGCCTCGGCCTCCTCCGCGCTAAGCCGGGTGTTCGGCGCGACGACGGCCACGCTGGGCACGGCGCCGTCGGCGAGCGCGGAAAGCTCGTACTCCTCTTCCATCACCGCCCGCCGGAGTGTCCGAAGGTGACTCTCGACGACGCCGATGCCGCGTGCGGGGCACCAGGGGTCGGCGCCGCGCTGCACGTGGATCACGTCGCCCGGCTCGACCTTGCGGCCCCGGATCCAGTAGGCGCGGCGGGTGTAGTCCTCCTCGGCGCACTCGATCGCGACCCAGCACGCCGGAACCCAGCGCACGGCGGCCGGGTACCCGTAGGAGTCGCGCGCGACGACCAGCGCTACGGCGTTGCCGTGCAACAGGTAGTCGTCCACCGACTGTCCGGTGAACCACGACAGGGACACCGACGGGTCGGGTTGGGCGAGCACGCGGGGGCGTGGCATCAGCTCATCGCCCTTGTAGTCGTCCATCGTGGTCTGGCGGACCATGCCGGTGATCAGCAGCAGCGCGCGAGCGACGGCGGGGATCGAGCGGGCGCGGTCGGTGTCCATCCACACCGGACCGGCGCCGTCGGGCCAGATGATGCGGTTGAACGGCGCGCCGACCGGCGCCGGGGGCGAGGGCGCGGCGGCGGCCGGTGCGGATTCCATGATCACCACCATAGCCGCATCTACTAAGCCGCATAGTAGGAAGCATGACGAACACGCCGCATCCGCAGCGCTCCGCCGACAAGCACAAGGCCCGCCAGGGCCTCACGCTGGCCATGACGGGCCTATCCGCCGCGACCGTGCTCGACGTGCTCATCGGACACGAGCTAGCGCGGCGCGGTCTCGAACTCGGCGAGGCGGCCCACCTCGAACTCGTCTCGATGGTCGCCGGGGTCGTCGACGACGAGTTGCGCGGGCTCGAACTGGCCGCCCGAGCGCCGATCGCAGCGGCGACCCGCGCGTCCTAACAGGATCTCGAAGGCGCCCAGCGGTTCCGGCGCGGCCTCGATCGCCCACACGGCGAGGGTGACCGCGACGAGCGGCGCGACGTCGCCCGCGCTGCCCCGGCGCCCCCACGCCCACCCGTCGCCCACCGACCGGCGGGCGGCGGCGGTCGCGGCGGCGTCCAGCACCGGGTCAGCGGACAGCCGCACCGTCCCTGCGCGCATCCCCGCGATGAGCCCGGCACACGCGCGGGTGTACTCCGTCGTGGACGTCTCGTGCAGGATCTCGGCGAGCGCATCGTGTCGCCGCGCCTCGTCGGTGACGTGCGCGATGGGCGAGCGCGAGTCGGCGACCGCCCACCGTGGACGCCACCGCCCGGCCAGCTCGACCAGGCGCGGCACCACCCACGCCGTTCCCTCCCGCCGGTCGGCGACCTCGGCGACCAGGCGCCCGCCCGCGTCGCGCCACCCGATCGCGACCGTGGCAGAGGACCCGTCCACGGGACCGTCCCATGTGAGCACCACCCCGCCCGGCTCGGGTTGCGGCGGCTCGTGTTCGCGGGCCGCTTCCCACAGCTCCGCCGGAATCGCCAGCTCCAGGACCGCGCTCCACCGGTTGCCGTAGGCGCGGCCGAACTCCCCAGCGGGCAGCAGCTCGGCAGCCGATGCGATGGCCTCTGGGCGGAGCGTGTAGCCGCGCGCCGGGTGGTGGGCGTAGACGGTCTCGACGTCGACCGGGGCACCGTCCGGAAGGGACCACTCGAAGTACGCCACAGTGGACGTGCGGGCATCCGCCGGCCTTGGGTCCGCGGTGAGCGCTCGTCCCTTGTCGACGAACTCGCGCAGCCACGCACTCGTTGCGGTGCCAGCGGTCGAGACGATCCACAGTTGAGCGTCTCGCGTCGTCTGGGTCGGGATGATGGCTTGGGCCAGCTCGGCGCCGCGCACAGCGTCGAAGGCCCACGCCTCGTCCACGCTGACGAGATCGGTCGTCTTGCCGTGCAGCGCCTCGGGACCGGGTGAGAACGGCCGCAATGTGGACGCCAGGGCCTCGTATCGCAGCTGCTCAGAGCCGTTGGACATCCGCGACGTCGTCAGTGTCGCCAGTGGAGACGACTCGATCGCGTCGACGTGCTCAAGCCACAGGTCCCGCGCGTCGGCGCGGGTCTGCGCGGTCATCCACACCCGGCGCCGCCGCCCGGTCAGGCACCGGTGCGCCGAGAGCGCGCCGAGCAGTGTGGACTTTCCCGCCTGCCGGGGCACGGTGACCACCACGACCCGGTACGCCCACTGGCCGGTTGGCGTAATCTCCAGGGCGGTGTCACAGACCTGCCGTTGCCACGGCATGAACGGCGCCCCGATCGACGCCGAGACCTTCGCGACCTTCCCGCCGAAGGTGAGCCGGGACAGGTCACGTGGGGTCGCGTAACGCGGCGGGGCCGGTGCCAGCATCGGGCTTCCCGAGGTCTTCCAACAGCGCCGTCAGCGCATCGGGCGCCGCCGCACCCCGCGCGGCCGGAGTCAGCCCGAGGTCGGCCAGGGTCGCGCGCAACTCAGCGGCCAGCTTCGCCGCCGCCCACCGGTCGTCATCGAGTCCGGCACCGTCCAAGAGGCGGGCGAGCGCGCGGGCGGTGGCGGCCAAGGGTCCATCCGGGACGGTCTGAATCGTCTTCCCGCGTTGCCCAGCCGCAATCGCCTTGCCGACCGCGCGCTCAGCCGGACCGGCCGGGCGCTTGCGGAGCCCGGGGAGCGCGTCACGCTGAGGCGTCTTCTTCGGCATGCCCACAGCGTCTCATGTCGACATGCGCATGTCTGCATAACTGGTCGAGCGTTCGGCCAATGTAGACCGCCCCCGGTAGCAGCCGGGGGCGGTCACGTCAGATTGCGAATCAGGGTGCCTGAATGAGGTTCTTCAAGGAGCTGAACTCGGCCGCCGAGACGGTGAGGGTCGGACTCCCCGTGCCCAGCTTGGAGTCACGCAACTGCACCTGGTCGCCGAACAGGCGAAGCTCAACGCAGTTGGCTCCGCTTCCCTGGCTCCGCGAAGACTTCCGCCAAGGACCGATCGTGGTCACGATAGATACTCCTCAATGTCTCGTGCAACGTCGTAAACGCGCTCGAAGATGTCGCGGTACGGAGCGACCGCGTCGGGCTTCTCCAGGTACGACCGATCGCCGAGCCCTTCCAAGTACACAACCGGAACGTCGAACTCGCCGGACGGGGGTACCACGATCGTGAACGGCCCGGACATCATCCCCGGGTGTAGACGATCAACAACCCGGATGCTGACGTTAGGCCGCGCTGCCAGGACTCGCAAGCGTGAAAGCTGCTCGTCTCGTGTGACGCTGGGCAACTGCGCCAGGTAGTGGATCGCGGCGAACCCGATCACGGTCCGGACGGTCGGCCCGCCGTCGGCACGCTCCAGGACGGTCGTCTGGCGGCCTACGCGATCGCGTCGAATCTCGCGCCCGGTGTCGGGTGACGTCGCGTCCTCGGCAGCCTGCACCGCCTCCATGTAGGCCACCGTCTGGAAGAGTCCGGGCACGTACTCCGATTCGAAGACGTCGATGCGCTCCGCGTGCGCCTCCAGGTCAAGGAACAGGCGGCCTTCGCGCGGGATGCTCACGTTGCTTTCCGTGACGTCGGAGCCCTGTTCGCCCAGCAGTCGCAGGCTCATCAGGTGGGAGTAGTCGTCGCCCGTGACGTGGAAGAACCGCAGTAGCTCAATGGCGTCGTTCTGTTTGACCGCCCGCGTTCCGGCCTCTATGTCCCCGAGTTTCTGCGCTGAGTAGCCCTGCGCTGCGGCCACGGCTCGCCCGCTGAGTCCACGCGCGTTACGGAGGCGCTGAATAGCCTGCCCGAACTGGCGTCGCGCGAGCGCCGGTTTCGGAGCGTTCCCCTGTACGACCATCCCTCAAGTGTTCCAGAAAACGCCTCCCAGAACGGAACACCCGCCGCCGAACGTCCATTCTCGATGCTCCGAATTCGAAGCGGGGTGCCCTCCTTCCCTTGTGTGACATGGGCGTTTAGCGTCTTTGATCAGAGAGGATGTGAGACCCCCCCACCATCCTTTGTAATCGCCGGACCGTTCGAGGGGCCTGCTGTCGCGAGCGGGATCTGTGGGCGGTCCGGCCGTGGGGGGATCGGGCGCGGTGACTGGTTCCGGTGCCCGGTCCCCCAGCCAAGTCGAGGGGGCGGACATGATCGAGGTGGGGCCGATGAGTCCACAGGAGAGAACGGCGCGGCGCGCGGCGATCCTGGCACGGCCGATGAAGCACAAGGCGCGCCTGCGGCGGATCCGGTTGGTTCACCGGATCATGTTGGCGCATCACCGTATGGACGGCTTTCCGATCTGCGCGTTGGGTGGGTGCCACAAGGCGTACCCGTGCCCGACACGTGTTGAGGCGACCCGGACGCTGTACAGCCTCGGGGTGTGGCCTGACGATCCGTCCGTCGCGCTTCCCGGGCAGGAGACGGCCGCGTGAGCGCCGTCGACCTCGCGGAGGCGTGGGCGGTGTGGGACGCACACGACCAGGTGATCACGCCGTATCGGGTGTGTCGTGAGGGATGCCGCGAGGAATGGCCGTGCACACGCCGTCGGCGCGCCGACCTGGAGCTTCGCGAGGCGGGGGTTGACCCGTTCGCGATTCGCCGTAAGGAAGCCACCCTGCCCGGGACTTGACCGGGCGCACAGACTCCGCGCCGCCGGGAAGACGGTGGCGCGGTGCCGGGGCGGTCTCACGGTTTTCGTTGGCCCGAGACCGTCCAGAAGCGACCCCGCCGCCGGGCTAGTTGGTCCCGGGGGCTGGTCGCTTCTATACCCGGTCGCCGCTCTCGCTTGCCGTAGCGGGAGTGCGGCCGGAGGACCGCCCGCGTGTGGCAGCGCGCGGGCGGGCGGGGCGTTGATTTGCAGCAGCGCCCCGAGGGTCGTCGGTGGTGGGCGACGGCCCGGGGGTCGCCTTGTGAGCGCGAGGCGGCCCCCGCTTTGTGTCCGCTGTAGACGCTAAGGTGCCGACGTGCCCAGTCCGTTCGAGGAATTCACCGCCGGAATCCGCGCCGGGCTGTCCACGCTGGACGAGGCGCGGCAAACCGCCCGTGCCGCGCGGGAGGCGATCGCGCAGGCGAGGGCCGCGCTCGGCGACGCCGCGCAGGGAACCGAAAGGCTCTCCGGCTCGCTCGCCGCCCTCGAACAGGCAATGTCCACGTTGGAACGCGCCGACACAGAAGCCGCCGCCGCCGATGAGGAAATGCGTTCGTACCTTGTGGACATCGGGGCCTCCGCCGGCCCGGGACCACCCCCGTCCACAGTGCCCGAGCCCGCGTCGCCGAAACCGTTGGTGAACAAGCCTTTCCCGCCGCGCCGCCCACCCGACCCGGGCAAGGTTGAGCGCGTCAAACCCCATATCGGTGACCCGAAGACCGTCGGGCACGCCTACGACGCTGACGGGCAGTCGCTCGAAGCCGTCGCCGAACAGTGGAGCGGTTACGACGGCCCCGGGCGTGGCGGCCCTGGGCTGATATACCCGCACCGGCACATGACCTCACTCACCGAGCACGTAGAGGGCCACGTGGCGGCGTGGATGCGCACCACCAAGACGAAGTACGTCGAGCTGTACACCAACAGGCACCCCTGCGACGACGACAAGCCCAACGCGTGCGTGGCCAGGATCGCCGAGGCCCTGCCCGACGACACGTACCGGCTAGTGGTGTACTCGACGATGAGCAGGGGCGGAAGCACCAAGCGGACGATCTTCAAAGGCAACGGGAGGGGCGTCGATGGCGATCTACAGTAGGCAGACGGAGTTCACCGAGCCGGTGGAGTGCGACGCCGCGACCTATGAACGCCTCGTTGAAGCAGAGGGCGAGTCCACCACCGAGCTAACGGCACTGGCGCGTGAGCTTGGCCTAGAGCCGCCCGATGAGCACCGGTGGTCGCTGCTCATGGAGTTCGGCGTCGATGGGACTGAACGGCTCGTGTGGCATCGCACCGAGGAAACGCCGCTGACTCCCGAAGAGATCGAAGAGGAACACCGCAAGCACCCGGACATGCCACGCGACGTCCGCGACCAGTAGCAACCGGTGCCATCCGGGCGGCATCCGTGAGGATCATTCGCGTTCCGGTGTGTTCTCGCGTGGGGTGGGCCCTTGCGGGGGAGAGACGGACAAGGGACGCGGGGTGTCCGGCCAGGGCTCCCAGGAAAAAACCCCGGGCCTTCACCAGCGCGAGGCCGACGGCGCCGCCGTTGGCGCGCTCGTGGGCAGGCGCGGCGGGTCGGTGTACCAGTCGGCGACGTACCGCGCCCACTGTGAGGGCCGCTCGCGGGCGGCGCGGCGTAGGCACTCCTCGCGGCCGGGGTCCACGAGTTCGAACACCGCGCCCGCACGGGCGTAGGCGGCCACCTGGCCGCGCCCCGGCGCGGTGTGCACGATGTAGACGGTCCCGCCCGTGGGCGGGGTGGCCAGCAGCGAGCGGACAGCAGCGGCGCGGGCCACACCGGCGAGTCGGATGGGCAGCCGGTCACGGCCGTAGCGCGTCCCGCCGAACGCTTCTACGAGGTCGTCATAGTCCACGATGGCGTCTTGCTCAGTGGCCAGGTCCCGCACGCGGGTGGTCTTCCCGCCGCAGGGCGGGCCGATGACCACGACCAGCGCGCCCGGGCGGCGCACGAGCGCGCCGGACCGGGTGTTGCAGGTCGAGCACGCCGCCCGCAAGTTGCCCGGCTCATCGCCGCCGCCGTGCGCTCGCGGCACGATGTGGTCCACGGTGCGCGCGTACCGGCCGCACGGCGTACCGGTCGGCCCGGGGACGAGGCACGTCCACCCGTCCCGGTCGAGAATCCAGGCGCGCAGGCGGCGCCAGGCCCTTGTGGAGCCCGACGCCGCCAGCAGAGACATCGCCCGCTCTATCCGAAGAGGATCGAGCAGCCGATGAGCACGGCCATGATGGACAGCACCGCAATCACGTATCCCGCCAGCACCAAGGCAACCAACTGCACGACAAGACCGAAGGTGGTTGTCCGGTGTGGACTCCGCGGTTCCGGTCGCTCCGCGCCGGCCACGGCTGTCCGGTCCATGATGGACAGGCCTGGGATTGTGGACGCCGCGCTGTCCCAACAGGCGTCGAAGTCGTCAGGCTGCTGCACTGGCGCTCACCTCCTCGGCGGGGTGTCCGGTGCTGAACTTCAGCCCGCATCCGGCGCACGTCTGGTGGGTGTGCACGGCGCACCCGCACCGGCCAAGCCAGCTGTGCAGGACGGGTGCGACGACGCACACCATGTCGAGGACGAGCGCCGTCCCGGTCTCCTTAAGGTCGCTCGATAGGCACTGTGGACAGGTCAAGTCGCTCACGTTGATTCCCCCGTACGGCGGTTGAGTTCGTGGTGCCGGGCGTCCACGTCGGACGGCGGCGGCTTCGGTGCGTCGTGCCAGCGGGAGCCCTGTGGGAGCCCGCACCGGCAGTAGGCGGTGCCCCGGTGGTCCTCCGGGACGGCCGGGTCTGGCCGGTAGGGGTGCGGGCGCAGTGGCCGCCCGCATCCCCTCGGGTGGCTGACAGCCACCCTCAGCCCGGCCAGCCACCGGTCAAGCGGCGGCGGGCAATCCGGCATCATCGGCGCCGTCGTCGTCCACTTCGGGCAGCCCGGCGAAGTGCTCCGGCAAGGTCCGGTTGGGGCCTCGGTGGAACGGGTTGGGACGGTCGGAAGGGCGGTCGATCTCGGGAGGTCCGACCGACGCGAACGCGTCGGCGGGTTCTTCGTCTTCCCCGTACCGTCCCGTACCGTACGAAGCCGGATAGCTCGCGTCCCCGTGGTCGGCGACCTCGGCCCCGTGGTCCGCCCGTGGTCGGCGAGCGCCGATCTCGGCCAGGGTCAGCAACCGCATCCCGGCTTCCCCGGGTGTGCGTTGCCCCTTGCGCTGGTTGCACTCGCGGCAGGACGTGACCATGTTGGACGCTCCGGCCGCGATGCGCGGGTCTACGTGGTCGAACTGCTGCCCGGCGGCTCCCCTGGTGTCCTTGGGGTTGGTCTCCCGGGCGCAGTAGCGGCACATCCCGCCGTCCCGCTCGCGCAACTGGCGACGCAACCCCCGGTCGTCGCGCTCGGCGGCCTGCCGCGTCTTTACGGCGGCCTCAATCGCGTCGGGCTGGAAGTCGAGGAAGTCGTGCATCAGGTAGTCGAATCCTTCCGGCCACCGGTTGCGATGGACGTCCAGGCACCGGCACTTCTCGCCGCGCTTGTGCACCAGCGGTGCCTTGCCGTGCTTTGTGGACACCAGCATGTCCAGCAGCGGCGGCGTCGAGAACTCCCTGACCATGGCGACGGTCAGGAACCCGTTGGAGTGCGCCAACGACGCTTCACCCAGCAGAGCCGACCACGACCCGAACAACGCCAGGAACTTCAACGGTGACGTGGCCAGCACCCGAAACTTCATGTTGCGCGCGGCCTCGGCCTGCTTTCTCACCCACATTTCACGCCCGTCCTTCCCGCACGTCCGAACCCGAACCGCCACCAGCGATGCCGGGGCGGCGTGGCCGGGACGTCGGTCCCGCGCGTCCACACCCGCACCGGCACGCCGCACCAGTCGGTCAGGACCTCCCGATAGGTGCTCTCCGGCCGGAACGCGCCCATGGGTGGCGAGTCCAGCAGCAGCCCCCACGCGTCGAGGTGGTCTTGGCGTACAACGTGGACGACGGCGCCGAACCTGCCGCAGACGAGCGAGGCCGGGAGCGGCGCGCCGTCGGCGACGAGCGCGGCCAGCCCGGCGAGCGCGGCGCTCCAGCGGTCGGCGGGTGAGCCCGGGGTGGTCGGGTTGGTGTCGGCGAGCGCGGCCAGGTGGTAGGCGGCCTCGCGGTAGGCGCTTCGCGTCTCGGCGCGGTAGGTGCCGGTCACGTGCACAGGCCCGGTCGCATCGCGCGGAACCGGCGCCGGGGGCGGCGCGGCGGTGAGGGCGGGGGGTTGGGGATGACGGCGTGTTCGCGGCGGTAGTCCTTGATGGACTCCACGGAGACTTTGTAGAGCTTGCCCACGCGGTAGCCGCGTAGCTTGCCCTCCTGCAGGTACTTGCGGATCGTCGGTTCGCTCGCCGGAAGCATCTCCCCGGCTTGAGCCGTGCTCACAAACTGATCGTCCTCGATTTCGACGGGCCTCAACGGCGCTCCCCTTTGGACTTTGTAGGAACTGGTTCGTAGCCGCATCACAGGCCACTGACCAGCATGGATACCGATTCAACGACAGATGATCTTGAATGGATGCGGCCCGGCTTGAAGGCTTTTCGGTAATCATTCCCACTTTCGTAACCGTTACAAACCGGAAACATTCGACCGTCCTACCTGTACTGTTCGCGCCGACGAAGACGCCCCACACCGGTCGGTGCGGGGCGTCCTGTGTGGAGCTGATCAGGCGGCGCGGACGAGCGCACCTCCGAGGGTTTCGGCGAGCGGAGCGAGGGCGGCTTGTGCGTCGGCGAGACCGCGCTTGGTGGGCTTGCCGTAAATGTCGACGGTGGTCGTGATGCTCTTGTGCCCGGCGACGTGCCGCAGGGTCACGAGGTCGACCGACGCGGCCACGAGCGCCGACAGCGCCGAGTGCCGCAGCCCGTGCGGGGTAAGCCCGTCGGTGTCCATGCCCAGCGAACGGGCGTCGCTAAGAATCGACTTCCAGTGCTTGTACCAAGCCGAGTGATACCAGAAGGTCCCCGACCGCGCCGGACACAGATACTCGTCCTTCCCCCGGCCGCCGCACAACACGTCCATGAGGACGTCCAGGGCGGGCGGGTAGGTCGTCCAGCGGTAAGCAGCGTCGGACTTGCCGTGTCGGCGCAGAATCCATCGGGTCTTGAGTCCCTTGTCCTCGTCGGCGCCGAGCTTGACCACGGTCCGGTCTACCAGGATCGTGCGGTTGACGCGGTTGATCTGGCCGACGGTGAGCGGAGCGAGTTCGGACCAGCGCAGGCCGGTGACGAGTTGAATCATGGCGAGGTCGGCGGCGGACTGGCGTCCGAGCGCGCGCGTGCTCGGCTTGCCGACACGCCCGGGTTTACTGACTTCCGAAACTCGTCCGTAGGCGGCTTGGAGGAACTTCCCCGACTCGTCGGTTCCGTCGATGATCGAGCGGGCCACGGAACCGCGCTTGGGCGCCCGGACGGCGGCGAGCGGGTTGCTCGTGATGAGCGGCGGCTCGCCGTTGGGTCCGAGGAGCATCGCGTCAGAGAAGATGGGGCCGATCGTCTCGCCCCGGATGTTTAGGACGGTCTTGGCGCTCAGTCCCTTGACCGTGAGCATCGTGTGTTGCCAGTCGAGGATGAGCTCCGGCGTGATGTCCGAGAGGGCGAGGTGCCCCAGGTGCGGCGAGACGTGATCCCGGTGCCTCTGGCGGTATTTCCGGGGCTGGTCGTCATTGATCCGCCCTTCCTTTTCGATGCGCGTCAGGTAGTGCTCAGCGCGCTCGTCGTAGGTGGGTTCCGGCGCGGCCGGGGCGGGCTCGGCGGCGGGCTCGCCGCCGTCGAGGTAGGCCAGGAGGTAGGCCAGTCCGCGAGCGCGGAGAACGTCTCGTGACGGCCAGCGGTTTCCCGCCTCGGTGACGAGAGCGCAAAGGATTTTCGCGTCGGTCTCGTCGTTCACCGTGGGGTTGCAGCGCTCGATTCCTTCGCGCCAGCAGACGCGCCAGACGGTGTACTTGGGTGCGCCGTTACGTCCGCCGCGCTCGCGGGATTCAACAGATGCCAT